TTAAGATTGGGCCAGGGGAGGCATTTTGTGCCAGACTAGGGGCATCTAATGGTGGTGATAATAATGTATATATGAAGACAGAAGATGCTGATGCTGCAGTTCAAACTGTACAAATTTTTAGAGGATGGGGTACTTAATTATGGCTGATGATAGAAGAATAAAAACCGGGGTATATGTAGTTCCTAAGGAAGGTAATACCGATGAAGGGGGCACTGCTCATTACATTATAGATAGTTCTGTAGGCAGTACTTTAGGAACTAAAGGTACTATTACTGACGTAGCAAATAGCCAGACAGATAATGATTGGTATAAAGCTTCTGTGACTTTTACTGGGCCATACCAGCTTAGAGATTCTGATAATGCAGATACCTTTAGGTTTTTATATATTAAAAATTACAATGACCCTGGAGGAGCTACAGTAGAAGTTTCTTTGGGAGCTGAAGGAGAGTGGGATGATGACCCGGGACCTCATGGTGGGGACCTTACTTGGAATACTGCTCCTTTAGCTGGTATTAGGAATGCAGGATATTGGAATCCGGATTACTTTATCCAACTTCCGCCTGGCGCCAGTATACAATTACGTGGTGACGGGAACATAAAATGTGATGCAGTGCATGTGTATGCAAGTGCTGAATCAAAAATAGAGTTTATAATAGCAAAATAATGCATTACTAGGAGAAACTGAAATGGCAAATGTATCACTAAAGGATTTAACAATAGCAGCAACGTATGATTTACTTCTGGTTAGGAATAATTCATGGTCTGCAACTGGCAATGAGATAAGCTTAATGAATGATTCGGGGGTTATTCAACCTTCTGGTTTTTATATTGACCCAACAAATGATAGAATCGGTATTGGGACTGCTACGCCAAGTCTGCCATTAGATGTTTCAGGCTCTGGGGAGTATATGGCGATTATTCAAAGTAGCCATTCCGCTGCTACAGTTTTGAAAATACATAATACTGGAAGTGGGGGGACTGAATTTGGTCTTCTTTCTGGAGCGACTAGTTATGGCTCTGGTGGTCCAGGTTTTTATATTAGGGATTTTGACAACGACCTTAATCGTATAGCAATTGACCCTGCTGGAAAAGTGGGTATTGGGGTCAATGACCCAGCTTATATTCTAGACGTTTCAGGCTCTGATGAATATATGGCTGCAATTCAAAGTAGCCATGCGACTGCTACAGTTTTGAAAATAGTTAATACTGGTACTGGAGGAGACCCATGGGGGCTTATTAGTGCAGCGGATGCTTACTCTTCTGGTGGAGCTGGGTTCTATATTAGAGATTATTCTGGGGCTGGTGCTAATCGCATAGCAATTGACACAGCTGGCAATGTCACTATTGGGGCAGGCAATCTTATTATGGCAGACGGTAAAGGTATTGATTTTAGCAATGATGCTTCACCAGCAGGTGGAATGACAGCTGAGCTCCTTGATGATTATGAGGAAGGGACTTTTACTGGAACATGGACTGGTGTAGGCAGCGCTCCCGATTCTGCTGCAACAGACACTATGTACTATACAAAAATTGGCCGACAGGTTACTTGTTGGATAGCTTTTGCAAACAAAGACACAACTGGAGCGTCAGGCCAAATGAGAATCACAGGATTGCCCTTCACAGCAAGTAGTGCTTCAAATATTGAATGTCCGTGTAGCACTCTGTTTGCTCATAGCGTGGCTTTTGACGATGAAAAGATTCAAACTTTCAGAGTTGGAGGGGGAACTACTCAGCTTGATAGCTATGAGATAGAAAACGGAGCAACATGGGGTGCGTGGAATCAAACGGGAGGAGCAGGAAAGTATCTAAAATTCACTGTTACCTATTTTGTATAAATCAATGCTATATGGATATATAGCTGGAAATGAATAATCAACAACAAGGAGCAAAACATGGCTTTAAGTAAAGAAGTAAAATACGACAAGATTGAAGTCGTCGGTGACTATAAAGCAGTACAATGTCGTCAGTTAACCGTGATTAGCGAGGATGGAATAGAGATTTCAAAAAGTTTTCATCGTCACGTATTGCATCCCGATTCGGATATTTCGAGTGAGTCGCAAGAGGTTCAAGCTATTTGCAAAGCAGTCTGGACAGAAAAAGTAAAAAAAGCGTGGACAGCCAAGCAGGAAGAAAACAATAACCAAGCAGGAGAATCAAGTAATGAGCAAGAAGAGTCAAGTAACGGATGAAACTCCTCTAGCGAGCTCTCAGGGGAAGACAGTGGAGGAGTTGAAGCAGATAGCTCAGACTCTTCAAGTGCAGGTTCAGGAGCATCAGAGGCAAGCGAATCATCATCAGACGATGGCGACGAAAGCTCAGGGAGCTCTGGAAGTGACTCTTCAGATGATTCCGAAGGAGGAAGTGGAGCAGATGATAGCGAAGGAGACGGAGAATCATCAGGTGAATCATCAGGTGAGTGAAGCATAAATGACTCAGAAGCAAATGATGGAATTGATTCAACAGCATCATCCTGGTTTGGGCGAGACTGAAATACGTCTTGCCCTTAATCGGGTTCAGGATGACTATTGTGCTAAGACTGAGCTTATTAAAGAAACTTATACTCAGGATTCAGTAGCTGGTCAACGATATTATACACTTGATGCTCAAATTATTAAGATAATTGCTATCCAGATAAATGATGTAGAAATACCACGTCTTATTGGTAAGCCTATTATTGATGATGATGAGTGGGATGCTCAAGCAGGCCTTATAGCTCCTACGTCATCCTCAGATGACCGTTATTGGTATGTAGATGGAGGTAGGCTAGGAATAGTGGAAAAGATACCATCTGCAGCTTCTAGGGATGGTAAAATATCAGATTATCAATCAATTTCAGAGGTTAAGGAAATACGTATATCATCTATATCCCAGGCTACTGATTTTACTACTGATTTAACGGAAGTATCTGAGTTACCTACCCAATTTCATGATGCATTAGTATATAAGATAATATCTGATGGGTATCTAAAGTCTGGATTAGAACAATTTAATCCTCAAGTATCTCAGATATTTGATGCTAAGTATATGGCATTGGTAAAGGATGGTAAAAAGCATGCACGTAGTCATTATATACATGGGTCGACTATTATATCGCCTACTGATTTTTAATGGCCTGGAAGCGTGAACATAATACAGGGCAAAAGAATCTTGGGGAAACATGGTCTATTTCTGCGACAAGGCCAGATGCAACAAATGCTTTAACTTTCGCAGCTACACGAATGTGGAATGCTATTTTTTGGACAAAGGAAACTAAATCTGCCTCGGCATGGACAAAGGAAACGTAAAATGATTGATACTTTGAAAACGACAGGAGCTGGAATCGGGGGATGGTGGTTATCTATTAGTGGATGGCTACCGGAAGTAATAAGTTTATGTGTGGGTATTGCCACATTAATGTACCTTATAATTAAAATAAAGAAGGAGCTTAAATAATGGATTGGATTATTAACAACTGGACACTTTGCATTGCAATGTTTTGGATGCTGGAGAAGATAGTAAAGATAACACCAATATCATATGATGATATTCTTTTAGATATCGTTTGGGGTGGCATTAAGAAGGCGATAGGAAAGAAATAAATGCTCATAGAAATGGATGGTATAATTTGGAAAAAAATAAGGAAGGTTTTGGAAAGCTTATAGGCGATAAAGTAGCGGCTATATTTGGTCTATGGTCGTTAATTGACAATCCGCATGCCCTGCTTAAGGAGATTGGTCTTAGCAATAGGCACGTATATCATGATGTCCCCAATGAATGTTATGTCTGTGGTGGACATTCTTTTTCTAATCTATCTATCCTTGGAATATATAGTAAGCCAGTCTTTTATGAATGCGAACAATGTAGTGCTTTGCATTTAAAATATGACCAAGACTGGCTTGAAGGCCAATTTGATGGCCTAAAAGATGTATGGGTTAATCCTGCAGATTGGGAGGAAGGCGACCCACCGAAAGATGAATTTAATTAGGGAGATATATGGGTAGTGATAAGGGAGTTGTTAAGCGATATATCGTAACTCCCGATAAACATACTCCATTGCACGACAAGAAAGCAATCTCTGTCGTGAAACAGGCAATAGAGGTACTACAGCCAGATGGCTATATAGACCTTGGCGACTTTTCAGAGTGGGGTTCTGTCTCACATTGGCAGTGGAAGAACAAGAAAAAACCGCCTTTAGAATATCTTGTACCTAGTATAGATGCAGATATCAAGGCAACTAATGAGCTTTTTGACGAGATTGATGATAGTTTAGATAAGGTAAAAGTGCAGGATAAGCGATTCTGTATGGGCAACCACGAAGAATGGCTTTCCTTTTTTGTAGAGGCCCATCCTTACTTAACTAATTATACGTTTGAAGCGGTAAGTAATATTAAAGAACGGGGTTATAAATTATATAAACCTGGAGATTATTTTAAAATAGGTAAATTGCATTTTTATCATGGTCATCATTATGGTGGTCAATATCATACTGCAAATCACTTGAGAAAGCTTGGCGTTTCAATTCTATATGGACATTATCATTCAATGCAGATGATGGGAATGACAGGCCTTAACGGGCCCATAGAAGCTTGGTCTATAGGTTGTTTGAAAGATATGTCAAGTGAGAAAAATAAATGGCTAAAGGGTAGACCTCATCAATGGGTGCATGCCTTCGCTATCGTTGATTATTATTCGGGTGGTAACTTCAGTGTTACTCCGGTCAAGATAGTGGATGGAAAGGCAACATTATGGGGATACACTTTGAAGGGGTAGAAAATTTATACTTATTCATATTATTCGTGTTATTCGGAGAATTGGGCAAAAACCTCGACAACAATCCAATGGGTGGTTACAGTTGCCCAGAATACTGTGAAGTGGACCACAAACACATCATGGAAAAAGGAGAAAAAATAATGGCATATAGAATGGGAGAACATTTAATGAAAAGAGCAATGCAGGGGGATATGGATAGATTGCGCGAAGAAGAGCGATTAAGTCCCGTTGAACGAGCTCGTAATTTTGGTCAACAATTTAGTCCCGAAAGTGGAGAAGATGTTCTAAAGTTGCAAAAGCTTTTAAATAAGTCTGAGATAGGTGATTATGAGAATCTTCCCCTGAAAGAGGATGCTATATTCGGACCAAGAACAGAATCATCTCTTCGTAATTTACAAGATATGCCTCCTGAGAGGCCTATAATGGGTGTAGGTGAGGGTTTGGGGCCGGGTCTAGGTGGAATGCTTGGTAAATTACTAGGTTCCAGCCAAAAGAATCTCAGGGCAATGCGTGGAGGAAAATTTGGAGAGCGTTCTGAAGGATTCGAAGATTATGAGCCAAGTGGTGCTAATAAAGAAGGCTTTGATAAAAGTAATAGATATTAATTAATGTCTAAGCGTACTTATAAGATACTCCGTTTTGATGGTGGCATAAAC